AAAATATATAGTTCCAATTGTTCAAAATAATAATTTTGAACAATAATAATTTTATTTGTTCTTGTTCTTCTTCTATTGTCATTTATATAAAATAAGTAAAATTTATATTTTTAATTATTATTTGATTCATTTTTATTTTTTAATATTGTTATTACAATTATAATTAAAATTAAAAGTAAAAATATTCCTATAAAAATTCCAATGATATAAGATGGAATTTTTTTAAAAAAACGAGATATATAAAAGTTTGAATTACTTAAAATTTGAACTATTTCTAACATATTTTTATTTTCATTATCAATAGAAAGAGTTTTTTCATTACATTGTAATAAACATTGATTAAAGTTAGTTTTAATAATATCAGATTTAAAATAATATTGAGACATGTTTGGAGACCATGGAATACATGTTCCATTAATACAAGTAAAATTAAGATGTGAAGGATCTTTAACATTTTGTAAATTAAGAAGTTCTGAAGTTATTACAAAAATTGGACTAATATTTTCTTTATTCCAATTAATATTATCTGTTGGAGGATATTTATTAAAACTTGGAAATACATTATTTCCTAACTTATGTAAATATAAAGGTATTGTATGAAGAACTGGTTTTATATAAGTAATAAAAGCTGTACAATTTTCTTTTATATTAAATGGATCATAAACTGCAGTAACAGATGTAGTCATATATGGAAAAGATTTGTCTTTTTCAGCACAAAAAAGACGCATTCCAAATGGAATAGGACGTGTAATTGGAGATATAGCATAAAATATATTAGAAAGAACCCAAAAAGAATTTAATTCTTTTATTTTTTCAGAACATTTATATGATATTGAACCATCTTTATGTTTTAATATATCTGGAACACCAATATATCCTAAATAAGTATTTGTATGTTGATTTATATTATAATAAATACAATATGGAGATATTATAGGTGGTAAATGACTTTCCATTTATTAAATAGAATGTTTCTTATTTTTACAAAATCCTTTTTGTAAAAAATTTACAATAAATATAATTTTATGTTTAATTAAATGGTTATTGTATATGCTGATATGGTTGCTGATATATTTCACTCAGGACATGTTAAATTTTTAGAAAAAGCATCTCAACTTGGAGATTTTCTTATAGTAGGTATTAATTCAGGAGAAGATGCTGCTTCTTATAAAAGATTCCCTATTCTTTCTCTTGAAGATAGAGTTAAAGTTATTGAATCGTGTAAATATGTTTCAAAAGTTATAGCCCCTTGTCCTCTTATAGTTACAGAAGAATTTATAAAATTAAATAATATAGATATTGTAGTTCATGCACATGATAAAGATGATACAAACTATGATTTTATGTATAAAGATCCAATAAGATTAGGAAAATTTGTTAGACTTGATTACACATCTGGTATATCAACAACAGAAATTATTAAAAGATGTTGTACTATATCCTGTAACCAGCATTTCGCAACTTGTTAATAAGATATCCTTTAATATCTTCTAATTTTATAGTATTAGGTACTTCAATTAAAGTTACACCAGCATCTTTACACATTCTTCTTTTTATTTCATCTCTATATTTTTGATTTAAAAAAGCTTCTTTATTTTTGTGAAAATATGGAATATATTTATAATGTTGTTCTCCGTTATATTCTACTGCTAATTTTAATTCAGAATCGTAACAATCTAATTCAAGATTAAAGTTTCCTCCTGTAACAGGATTACAAAGAAAATCTGGTCTTTGATTATTAAAAGGTTTATTAAAAATATATTGTAAAACTCTTCTACATTCACGTTCACCACTACTTTCTTTTGAATTATTTCTTTTTTTTATAAAATCTTTTTTGTTAGAATAATAATATGATTTAGACCAAGTTCCTTTTTTTCCAGTTATTTTATGATATATAAAAAAAACCAAAATAAATGCTATACAAATACCTAAAATTATCTCAAATTCATTATTTTTCCAAAATTTAATAATTTTATTAAAGCTTATCATTTATTATTTACAAGTTTTTAGTTTCAAGTACAACACATTTCTTAATATACAAAGTTTATTAAGAAAAAATAATTTATTAAGAACATAAATAATATATACTATTATTTTTAAATGTTTGTTGTTTAGGATTAGTTGGATATGCAATACCTGAATCTCTTTGAATTACAATACAATTATCAAGAAACAATGAGTTATAATTTTTAAAACCAAAAAAAATTATATTACAATCAACCATAATAACATTACCAATATAATCTGATGAAACTATTCCAACAATAAAGTCTACATTCAAAATATCAAACTCATTTTTTATGTTATTTATTTCTTTTTCTGAAAGTGGACTTGTAACTCCTTTTATTAAATTTATATCTGATAATCTAGTTATCCATATAGGAGAACTTAATAAATTATTATTATAATTTCTACACAAAGGACAATTTTTATTTTTATTTATATAAAGCCATTTATATATACAAATTGTACAAAATATATGCCCACAATCAATACTCATTGGTCCACTTATATTTTCTCTTAAACATATTGCACAACTCATTTATTCAAATAATAAAATACTTTATGTTTAATTTCAATTTTATATTATTTAAATTAATACTAACCAAAACTGTCTCTACATATTGGACAATTTTGCTTATAATTTACCCATTCTTCAATACATTTTGTATGAAATATATGTTTGCACTTTAACAATGAAACCCAATCTTCTTTTATATATTCATTCATACAAATTGAACATGTAATGTCTTTTTGTGGTGTAGTATAAAATTTTTGTGTAGAAATATTTAATATAATATTTTTTTTATATAATTGTGAACTATTTAAACTTTCGCTTAAACTTATTTCTATATTATTTAATATTGCTTCTTCAAATAAAGTATTAAAAAAATTATTTACATCAAATAAACTTTCTATATTATTTGTTAAATATTCAGAATAAATATTTTCATTTTCACCAAAAATATGTAAAGTAAAATTTATATTAGTTGTCATTTATTTACAAAAAACACTATTGAAATTATATTATTAAAATAATTATTTGAAATATTTAAATATTAAATATTTTAATTACATTTATCAATTAAATGTAAATAAATATAAAAATTGATTAATATAACCTAAAATTTCATCTCTCATATTAAACAAGTCAGTATCATTTTTATTTAAATACATAGGAAGATTATTAATAAGCCAATTTTTAAAAGAATTTAATAAAATAATAATAGATTCATTAGTTTGATTTTCCAAAGTAATAGTATTATTTATTGGAATAATTATTCTTGTATTTTTTTTACCTTGAATAGTCTCAATAAATTTGTCCATACTAGTACTTATTAGTTCAACTAAAGTATCACTTGATTTATGTCTTGCATATGATAATGTTTGCCAATGATATAATTTAATTTGGTCTCTAACAGCAATAAATATTAAAGCAATTTCTCCTATTTCTGTCATTCTTTATTTATATTAAAATAAAATTGATAATTTAAATTAAAAAATATATTAAAAAATAATAATGGGAAACATTCTTGTAAATGATAATAGAAATTGGACTGATGGACAACATATGTGGAGACGTACTGATTGTAAAAAAACATCTTGGGAAAAAGATACAGAACTAAAAATTAGATATCAAACATATATACAACTAAAAAATAAGACTAAAAATAAGACTAAAAAATAAGACTAAAAAATAATTATATAATAAGTTTATGATATTATAAAAATATCATAATTTTATAATTATTAAAAAAATGGAACATGATTCCATCCAAGTTGAGCAAAACAAATCGAACAAATATCATCATGAAAAGATTTTCTATCAACAGTTTTTAATACAGCAAAATCTTCTTTTTCACAAGGATGTTTATGTCTTCTAAGCAATTGAAATAATACATATTGAGTATTTATAAAATTTTTTCTATCAATATGACTAAATATTTTATCATATAAATCTGTAAGAGTATCAAAGTCATCAAGAAGTTTATCTTCTAAATATGATATATCATCAGGTTTAATTCCTGTAAAATTATAATGTATAAGAATTATATTTTCATAATGTTTAGTATATCCTAATTCCGTTAAAAACATTTCAATATGTTTCTTAGTTATACAAGCAAAACGTTTTTCTTTTGATATAGATTTATCTTTTGAAATTAAATGATGATTACAAAATTGTTCTTCAAGATCATCATAAACTTTTTGAGGAATAGTACTATTTTGTTTTCCTTGATATTGATTTATAGAATCTCTAAAATGAACTTTTCTATCATACATATATTTGGAAGATGTATTGACACGATCAATATCTTTATATGAAGAAACTAATTTTAACTCAATTTGTTGTGCTGAACATTCTAAACAAATATAAATATTATTATCAATTATATCAAACTCTTTTTTATTGTTACAATTTTCACATACAATACGATATTTTTTCTCTGGTATTTCAATATCTATATCTATGTATTTTTGCGCTATGTCAAGATATGCACTTATAACATTTTGTTTTTCAGTATTATTTTTAATAGGTTTTCCCATAAAATTAATTTTCATAGGAGTATTTAAAATACTTTTATATTTTTCTAATAAAACTGCTGTTTCTATGATATAAAAATTAAAACTAATATGATTTTCAATATCATTAACATTTTCTAAAAGTTCTTCTAAACTTTTTTTTAATAATATCTTTATACGAGGATAAAGATTTTCTAATTCTAAAGTATTTTGTATTTCTTTAATTTTTTTTTTATATTCTGGAAGTTTCTTAATTTCTTCTTCGAAAGTTTTTTGAATAGTAGAATCTATAGTTAGAATATTTAATTCATCGTTTGACATTTATCTACATAAATTTATGTTATATTTAAACCTTTTCTAATTAAAAAGTATAATTTTTTATTAATTTAATATAATTTTATATACAATATAATATCAAAATTTACACTTAATAA